CATTCCCAGCTCTCCTCCAGGGTCAATGCTTGCTCTATCTCCTGGCAATAGTTGTGGGCGGAATGGCGCCTCAAAAGTTTCCAGCTTTCCCGCCGCGCCTATTTTATTCGCAACCTCTCGCGCGCAAGCTATCGTATCCGCTTCACTCGTTCCCGCTGGAATCTCTACGAAGTAGGTTTTGCTAGCGGGAAGGTGGGAACCCGAAGAGTTGGGAACATCAACATATACCACCCTGGAAGCGGTGAAATCCGCGGTTATCTCTACGCTTCCCTCGCTTTCCTCCGTGCCGCAATCGAGTTTATGCCAGCCAACACCAGGAACGCTCCAATAAGTGTCAGCGTCCCCATCCATCGCATTCCAGGCGGGGTGCCCATCTTCTTCGCTACTCCCCGCTACAACATTCGGATACGGCGCGTTATTCGCCGTCATAGTTGGTTGAAGGTCTCCTCCATCAGCGTCCTGGTAGCATATTTGAGTTACCTTTACTTTAGGGGTCGCCTGAAAAAACTCAACAGAATAATAGCGAAAATCAGCAGTTGCCGCTAGGTCGAAGGTTCCCGTGCCACTCCAAGAAGATGTATCCGATAGAAGTATTTGCTTGTCAAGAATAAAGTTATCATTTGAGCCGTGAACCTCAAACTTGCCGACCGATACGCCGTCAGGTAAGGTAATCCTCACCTTCTTCGCGTTTAGTGTTTTAGGGTCGGGTCGTGTGCCCGAAGGTGGGGCGGTAAAAGTGATAACGCCCGTCTCGTAATCAATGTAATAATCCACATTGCGGCGCTGTGGAACTTTATCAAGATAAATTGTGTCGGAGCCGTTAACGATATTGTCAGCGGGAAGGATAAATTGAGTAGTATCACCGTCCCCTTGCCCTATCACAACTCCTTGTTGGGAGGCGGGCGCCGTGATGGCGCAAACTTGCGAATACATATTCACATCATCTTGCTCTATCGCCCGCGAGATAACTGTTTCCCCACGAGAGAACTCATACGTTCCACGCGGCGGGAAATTGCTGCCGAATGAGCCGATAGTTCCCGCTGGTGAGCCAATTATAATTTTGCCGCTGTAGTCCTCCTCCATTTTCCACCAGGGATGAACGGTCATGAGGTCTTGTATCGCCTGCAACGCGGTGGAATTGCGAGCGAATAGAAAGCCCGCGTTGCCTGAATCCTCTATAACGTAATCCGTTAGCCCGCAAATCTCAAGGATGTTAGCAATCCAAGTTTTCACATTGAACGGCGCGGGGTGATACATCTCCTCGATAGGAACTGGGAGGTCATTGAGGAACTTGCCGATAGAGTTTCGAGCGGTAATTGAGATATTGCCTTCTTTTACCGAGAAGTTTTGCCTATCCAGCCAATAAGTCCCCATCGTTAGCCAGGGCGAACTGCCGATTCGAAACTCCAGTTTAAGCGATGTCCCGAGCCCCATAAGCGCCCATCCTTCGTCAATTAGTTCTCTATCGGGATTCGAAAGGGTGAGTGAGAGGGAAGTTATGGCTTCATCCTTCAGGGATAAGTCTCCGCTTTCTAGGTATTTCGAGAGGTCTGCAGTAACTTTAGTTGCGGGTTCCTGCCTCCAAATTCCCGAATGCCCTTCGCAATAGCCAACAGCGTAAATTTCATTGGCGGTAAAGCGCCAGAACTGCTTAATCGTTCCGTTTTCCTCAACGTCCTGTATCTGGATACCGAAGATATCAGAGGAATCAAAAACTTTGTTGCCGAACGCATGAATAAAAGTATTCACGTCTCGCCAAGCCCAAAGCCCGTTTTGGGGATTTGTAAGCATAGCTTCCCATTCTGTTTTTCTATACCAGGTAACATCGGGGCTCGTGTTCTGTATGATGATAACTTGCTCGTTCAGCTCCCCGACGATAACAACTTGAAAATAATCAACGACCGAGATTTCCTTGAATGCCCATTGCTCATAAGATTCATCAGCCCAGGAGCTTCCATCATAAAAAGCTATTTTCCCTCCATAACCGATAGTCCAAATATGAGAAGTCCCAATTCCCGCTATACGGGTGTTTTCGTGCTGCCCATAAAGCTCCGAGTTCGCCGCCCTCTCGATTGCCCAATTACTACCGTTCCAGTGCCGCCGCTCTCCATATTCTCCTACCGCCCAGACGTTATTCCTGTCCCCTCCCCAAATCCAGAAGAGAGCGCCACCTTCCTCGTTAAACGAGCCTGGAGAGTTCCAGCCGTAAGCGGGCGTCCAGTGGGCTATCAGGTGGTTCGTTTCGTTGTATCCGCAAACCCACACGCTATAATCATCCTCCGCGTGAATCGAGGTCAGGTTGTAGCCAGGGTTCGAATATGAGAGTGCCCACGTCTCTCCATTGTCGGAGGAATAAACTTCCCCCTCCTCATTGCAAGCCCAGAGATGGCTCGTTGAACCATCGGCGTCATTCCAGTGGCGGTCGGTAGGGAGTGTTGGGGAATCGATAAGCTTCCACCAGTTTTGGTAGTGCATTTCCCCCGCCTCGGGTATTGTCCATTCCCCTTGTGCAAAACTATATATATGTGGCTTATTATCAGGAGAAGCCTGGGCGGAACAATATCCCCACATATCGTCATCTCTTTTTGCCAACCTAGCTAGAGTTCTCATTTCGGGTGCGGTGGAGCGAAGTTTTCCATTTTGATATACTTTCCCATCGGTAGTAGAGAACCAGTTACGGCAAATTGTATTGATTTCTTCGTCGCCCTCGTAAAGAACTTCTTGCATATCGAGACCAGAGCCCCTCACAAAACAGTATAAACTAGCTTTCCCCAGCCCTCGAAGAGAGGAAGCCCACCAGGTGCCTCCAGGGATAGCAGAGATTTGCGAAAAAGCAGGTTTAAGGGGAGCTGTTTCGTATCGCCAATAGCCAATCCATTTACTTCCGTCACATTTCCAAACTTCCCAGCCCCATTTTTCCTCTTCTTTTCGATTTCCTATAGCCCAAATTTCAGAAGAGGAAACAAAAGAAAAATCTTCCGTGAAAAAATTATTAAACTTCGCTTGCAGCTCATCATTTGCTGCGGGAACCTCCTCGAATTGCTCTTTGTCATGTTCAATTTTACAAGGGTGTGGGTTAATCCCACTCTTATGAATAGCCCATGCGGTAAATCCGATTCCCTGAACTGAATTATAAACTCCATAATCAGTCTTTACGGTAGCCCTGTATTCACCGTTGAGGGAGACATCTCTATACAAACCACCTAGATAACTACCGTTCTCCATCACCCACAAATAGTTTAGCGTTCCGCAAACTGCCAATATGCCATAATAGAAAACATGAGGATATATTGTTGATTCCCTCGTCTCGCGATTGTAAAGATAAAGCTGGTTACTTTCGGTTGGAATATAAACGTAATCATCCCCAGGGTAAATGGCATAAGCCTTAGCAGAATAGTTAAGGTCGGGAAATTCGTGCTCATTCCACTTCGGCGGCGGAGGGTAAAATTCAGTGGTAATTCTCATCTCGGGCTGGTTGTCGCCCGTCCAGTCCTTCCTCTCAAGCCTTTCCTCCATACCTTCGGGAAGCACTATCATGGTAGCGAGCCCTCCTCGTTGACAAGTATCGAGAGCGAGGTTTCAAAATACTCATACGCGCTTCGTGTCCAGGATGGCGGAGCCGCTATTTTCCCCACAAGGTATTTCGTGAGATATTCACAACGCACGCTCGTGGAGTTAGCGAAATAGCTATTGATATTATCCATCTCGCTTCTGGTTGCCCCGATGTCCACCGTCGCCCGCTGGGGGGAGGTGCCAATAGTCTGCACGTGATAACTTCCATCGAGTAGGGTATTCTCTACCCGTAATGGCTCTGGGGTAACGGTTACCCCTCTTATATGGCTTGTCAGGGTTACTGTTTTATCTAGGTTGTAAAGTCCGTCTGCCATTATGCCAGCCTTAACTCTCGCTTAAGCTTCTCAATCACGATATCTGTTACCGCTACCAGGTCGCCCTGTGAGTTCACGCCCTCAACCCGTATGGTTCCCGTATGGTTGATTGTTTGCGCACCGCCGCCCTTGCCGAGAGGAACAACCGCTTCCGCTCCGCTTTCGCCAAGAAGCGCGATGGTGGGCGAAGTTACTATTCCACCCTTGGCTAGCGCGGGGATAGGCTTGATATTTATGCCCTTTCCGCCTACGAGGGGAACCCAGGAAGGGATTTTTACCTTATTCAGTCCGCCGATGAACTTATTGATAATTTTGATGATAAAGTTTAGCGGCGCCTTCACTATCTTCACTAGCCCATCCCAAGCCTTCTTCGCCGTGCTGGTAATACCCTTCCACACCTTCGAAAGCCCCTCTTTGACCTTGTTGAACGCTCCGAGGATTAAGTTATGAGCTTTGACAACAGGTGCCACGATGACGTCTTTGATTTTATTCCATACCTTAGCGGCGGTTTCTTTTATCCAATTCCAAACCTTGGAAAGAAATTCTTTAATCTTGTCCCAGTTACTCTTTATAAGAAGCACCAGCCCCACCACGGGTCCTAGGATAACGTATTTGATTTTATCCCATACCGCCGCGGCAATCTCTTTTATCTTATCCCAAATCCCCTTGAGGAAACCGAAGATTTTGTCCCACACACCCTTGATGGCGTCCCAGACTTTCCCCATCGCCTCTTTCACTTTGTCGAAGTTTTTGATGAGTAGAACTATCCCCGCTATGAGCGCTACAATCCCCAACACTATCCAGGTGATAGGGTTCGCAAGGAGCGCCGCCGTCCATGCCCACGTTTTAGCGATGGCTCCAACCAACGCGGGAGCTAGTTTGGCTATCAGACCGCTAGCGAAACTCGCTATATGGGCAATTCCTCCCTTCATTGTTAGGAGAAGGGTGCTCATGGCGCCTTTTAGCGCTCCAAGCTTGCCTATAGCGCCTACAGCGACAGTTTTAAGGTCACCTAGGTTCTTACCTAGTAAAACGGAAATACCAGCAAGGGTCATCATGGGGGCAGAGAGTCCCGAAAGAATACCAGCGCCCGTCGAGATAACATCGTAAAGGTTGGAATGTGCAAACTTGAGCTCCGCGAGCCATTGCTTCATTTTATCAAGGGTGGTAAAGTATTTGTTATCAATCGCCGCGTGTTCTTCGAGAACCTTTCCCGAATGTTCAAGTTTTTCCGAATATTCAGCCCATTTCTCCCCCGAAATTCCAAGTTTTTCCTTGAGCTCGTCCAGCCCCCCACCTGAAGCGGCAACTTCATTGAGCCCTTCCCTGAAAGCTCTCAAAAGTGCCTTAGGGTCAGTTATGTCCTCGCTTAACGCCGCAAGAAGAATTGCCGTATCGTTCAAACCTAGCCCCATCTTTTTCAACTCTGGCGATGTTCGCCCTACCGTGCGGAGAAATCCTTCAACTCCTATAGCGGTAGAGGAATATGCGAGCCCTAGAGCCTTTTGAGAATCTGTAACATTATCTGCTTTTACTCCGAGAACTCCAAGCCCCAAGCCTGCTTTCGCAAGCGTGGGAGCATCACTCCCTATTGCGTCAGCCACCATATCCCAATAGGAGCCATATTCTTTAAGGGCTTCTCCTGAACGTAATCCCTGGACTGCCGCAAGGCGAAAAGTGCCTAAAACGTCCTCAAGGACAAAGGTCTCATTAGAGGTTTCGTTAACGAGATTTCGCATTTCCTCCGTGGTTATATCAGTTAAGGCGGCAACCTGGTCGTTGGCTCTCGCTAAAGAACCCATACTTTGCGCCAGCGCTTCTCCTCCAGCAGCGGCACCTCCCATAGCGGCACCCGCAATAAGCCCCTTCTTTCCCGCGCTCTCTAACGAATCCCCACTTATCCCCGCGATGAAATCCGTCGCGTTACTCGCGGATTCGGATACGGAATCAATAGATTCCTTCACCCCATCCATCGCCGTTTCCGCCGCTCTCCCCGCTTCCTCGGCGGTGCTTCCGATTTGTTCGATGGAACCGCTTGCCTCTTCGGCAGAAGAGGAAACCTCCCCCGCGGCGCTATCGGCGGTGCTCCCTATATTATCTATGGCGTCGCCCGCGCCCTCCATAGCAGAAGAGATGGAATCAGCGGCGCTCTCCGCTACACTTGCGATTTGCTCGATTGCGGCAGAAGCGTCATCTATTGCCGATACGGTGATTTCAATGCCTGCCATCAGAAAGCCTCTCTAGTAGATTGCTCAATGCCAACACGAGGATATTTGCCTGAAGAGGGGTAAGCTCATCCTGCGTTCTCGCCAGGGGAACCCCCATCATTTGCAGGAACGCTATCTGTTGCCCCTCCTCGCTCGTCGCGAAAGCTAGACATCTCATCCTCGCGCTTCTTGCCTTTAGAAACTCCAGTTATATCCTGTATAGCCTGCGATATTTCACTTACCACTCTAACTGGAAGTCGTGAAAGCTCATCCTCCGTGTAATCCTCTACGAGCCCCAGCTTGCAAATAAGAATATCGGATTTGTAGTCATTGTGAAGAACCGCTCCGAGGTCAACCTTCCCTCCGCGTCGAGCTTCAGTCATATCAATGGTTATCCCCTTGGCAAGAGCTTCTTGAACTCTAGCCCATTCCCCACTTGAAAGCGGGCGAACAAGAACGGTGTCGCCCAAGGATGGTATTTCAACCTCTTGTTGCGCGCCCGTCCCTGCTAAAATATCGGATTTCTTCAGCATATCAACTCCCTCCTGCTACCATTTCGCCCTGGTTATTATCTAGTTGAACGAGAAGCTCCGTGGACACATCCCCACTATATCCCGTTACCGTTCCCGCAAGCGCTTTCCCCTCAACCTTCTGCTCTACGAGTCCAGCGCCTTTGGGGCTTATTTCCGCCGTAGTAGCTAGCCAGCGGGGAAGCGTTATATCCATACTTCCATCGGTGCCCGCGTCGAAGTGTAGAGATATCGAAACTTCTGTTGAGCCGCCAGCAGCGGGAGCGGAAGCGGCTCCCCATATCAATTCAAGGAATGTAGTGTCATCGTAGTAGGGAGTGATTGAAAGTGAAACTTCGCGCTCCGCAGTTATAAGTCTTTGGGGAAAACGAGAACCCAAGCTCTGCCCTGTCTCTGCCTTAACATTATTCTTGATTTCAAGTGATATCTCACTTACCTTGGTAGAAATATCCGTGTTACTCTTCTTAATCGTAACCTCGTGAAACACTAGCGGGTATTCATCGGGTATAAGCGCTTCCACCGCGCTTCTCTCGGCTATCGCTCCCTTCGCGTCTTTCGCGCCTACTATCGAGAGCTTTGCGTTTGCATATTCGTCAGCTACCTCAAGGGAAAGCCCGTCGAGAACACAACCCGAAAAGATATGCTCGAACACATCCTTCCCAAGCCTGGCGCAGAACGATGGGAGGATGTTCTCATCTCCGCCCCAAATCTCGTGCTTGTCCTCGATGTAATCGTAGCTGCCAAGCGCCCACTTGAGCACCCATCCTATCGTTCGGATGTCAAACGCGTATTCCACGTCCCCACTAACAGAATAGAACCCTGGGCGATGTAAGCGGGGCGACCGCCCTAATCCGCCTTCGTAAATCAATTCCGATTCTTTGGGAGCGTTCACGCTAGCCGATGTTTGGTCAACGTAAAACTCCGCGCTCGGAGGAGACGCCTGGTTAAAAGTTTCTTCCTCGGCGAATCCCGCGTATCTTAAAATTTCCATCTTAACCTCCTAGTTGCTTTTCAACGTATCTAAATCTTACTTCCATTGTATATCCACAAGCAAATAACTGCTCGGCACTCATGCCAGTAACTTCGCCTGGTAAGAACCTCACGCGCCTTATATCCCTTACCGCGCCGTCGAGAGTATGAGAACGCACCAGCGCAGAGGCGGCGTCTGTAGCAAGCCTTATAGCCTCACTTTTGCCTTTCTTCGGGTCAGTGCTCTTGGTTATAGCCGCAAGGGAAAAAGTGTAAACCCATATTTCACCAAGCCCCGAATGTTCAATCGGTGAGTCCTCTGGGAGTATCCATATAACTGGCGGTTGTATCTTGCCTATGCGAGCACGGTTGCCGTAGATAATGTTCTTGAAGTTACACTCCCTAGCGATTATCTTGGTAACATGCTCTTCGATTTCCGCCAGCTTCTCAAAGAGCTCCAAGGGTCTCTCCTATGGCTCTATCCGCAAACTCGTCCACACGTCCCTCTGTGCGCTCGATACCGCGCTCAATGAATGGGTTGGGCGCTGTCCCGGGATGGTCAACGTAAGCACAATAAACTTCTTGCCCATCAATTTTGAAATACAGAAATGGTTTGTTCTTTGGTTCTATTCTGTGTGGACGAGTCCCAAATTCCACATATTCCCCATATTCCACGCCAGAGAAGATTATATATTCGTGTTCCCCCGTTTGCACGGGTTTGGAGAAACTTCCCCTCAACCTATCATGGTCAACAGGAGCTTCTCGCTTTATGTTTCCCCAGAGTTCCATGGACACGAAATACATCATGCGGGATAAAGCCTTCTCGCATTGCTCACCAAGGGAACCTATGGTGCCAGTGTCCACGTCAACATGTATCATCTATCCCC